ATAGTTTGTATACCTAGAACCATCCACCTGTGACACATCGTCATAATCAAACACAGAAACATCTGCACCCACTCGTTGAATCACAAAGTATAACTCTTTGACGGGATTGACAAATTCCAGTTTATGTTTGTGTACAGTCTCATTATCTGGGATCCGTGAAACATCGGATTGCACCTGTGTGATGATGAAATCTGTGGGTACCTCCTGGAATCTAACTCGTTCGAGATCATCGAGAGCCACGAGTTCCGTCTGCACTTGAAAACTCTTTATGAGACCTTTTTGGGTTGTGGGTGATACTGTGTTTGGTACTTCATACGTACACTTATCAGATGAATTCAACTTCACTACGATTTCAATCTCTTGTTGTGTAATAGCACATAATGGTACGGCTAGTTCAGGGTTACCGTGAAAGTAAAAAGGTACGTCGACTATACATGTGCGTTCCTGGGTAGTCGGTGATATATACGTGAGTATGTTGTTGGAAGGTGGGTTCGATGCAATGTTCACAGGCGTTCCTGAGAATTCATATGGAGGTTTACCTATGAGCTTGGATAAATTAGTCTGCTTCGTCTGCGTCACATAATGTTCTGAATATATTTGTAACCAATCACGAGGAATCCTTTGGATGAGCTTTCCGCCTATGTTTAAATCAACATGTTCAATGACGGCGTGTCCTATTGACTCCACATAACCCAGAGGGTTTGCACCTTTCAATGTAAAACGAAGCCTCACCGCCCTGATGAGATCACCTGAGTTCTGGGGTATGGTGCATCGAAGAGTCTGTCCAAACTCGAGTTCTCCATTAACATCATGATTCATTGTGTACCTGGCGAAATTCGTATGTTTCTTAAAGTTTTTTATAAAGTACGTATATTCGGGGTCATCCGTGAAGAACACATCCTGTGTCCCCCTCGTGGCGAGCTGAACACGGCCAGCCATTACTATTATTAACAGCCTAAAATTTTAAACCAGCTAAACCACTCTCTACGTGTAATACATTGTAATTTACAGCGTATACACTCACGTGTATCGCATTCTGTGTATCAGTCTCATCGAGTTCTATGTTTAGTTTTTGATGTTTGATGCGACTCATGTTCACCTGACCAGTTGGATAATATACTTCTGGTTTTGTGGCAAAGGAATATGTATAAAATTCATAAGCTGGTGAAGGACATCCTGTGTGATGATCAAGTGACTGTTGGTAGGAGAGTTCAAGTCTATCATGATTGAACACCATGGCCTCGTTGAACTCCAATGATATATTCTTGATGAACCGAACGTCCGAGCGAATATTCATCTCAGACGATCTGTAGAGGGTAGGGTCTGTCGTAGACACTGCTGGATTTCCCTGTACGTTTGCAATGAAGTATAACTCCTTCACGGGATGCTTGAAGTTAGTCATGACTGACCGAGAGGTCACATTGGGTGCAAAGGGTATCGTCGCGAGTTGGAGTTGAGTGATGACGTATTCCACGGGTCGTGTACGTAAGAAACTCTTCTCATCGTCAGTCACGAAATAAAAATCAGAGAGGATAGCGGCGGACTTTATGGATCCATCGCTCGTCGGAGTCAGTGTCGGGTCGACATAAGAAAAACTTATCTTATCATCCTTTTGTTTAAATTGTATTCTGATTTCCACTAATTGTTTTGTGATGGCACATATGGGTATCGCGAGGCTGGGGTGTCTGAAGAAGTAGAATGGAAGATTTACGAAAAATGTATATGGTTCCGAAAATCGTAGATGATTATTATGACCAGTCATGAAATAAAGTGTTTGTAGAGTATCATCGAGATTACTATGTAGCTGGTCGTACATGTAAATATAATCACCCGTGAGTCGTTCTATAGTCTGTCCTCCTATAACGAGGTCCGCATACTCTATGATTCTCGTTCCTATGGATGTGTTATAGAGATTCGAGTGTAAGAGTGGATCCATAGTCACTTTGAGGGTAACACTCCTCAGGAGATCACCCATGTTATTCGGTATTCGACACGTGATTGAATTCCCAAATTTTGGTTTTCTACCACTTTCTGAACTGAACGAGAAGGGAATCTCCACCATTTCTGTGGAAAATCTCGTATGTCTCCTATAGTTCATGACAAAATAGGAAAACTGGGGCTCCCCAGTAAGCCATTGATCCTGTATACCCGTGACAGCGAGGCGAACACGACCTGCCATTCTTAATAGATGTGAGTAAAATATTATTAAATAAAACATGGCATTACAGTAGATGGATCTTAAACTCAGAAAGTTTAACCCAGCGACTATGGCAGATGATAGGGTTTGCGTATTCGTAGGAAAGAGAAACACTGGAAAGTCAACACTCGTCACTGACATCCTGTATCATAAAAAACATTTACCAGCGGGCATCGTGTTATCAGCCACTGAAGAGGGTAATCATTACTATCAGCAGTTCATCCCAGACCTCTTCATATACGGTGATTACGACAGGGAAGCTATAGAGCGAGTCATGGACAGACAGAGGAAGTTGGTCGGTGCGGGAAAATCCAATTGCGGTGCCTTCCTTCTCCTGGATGACTGCATGTACGACAACAAGTTCATGAGGGACACATGCATTAGACAGTGTTTCATGAACGGAAGACACTGGAAGATATTCTTCATGCTCACGATGCAGTACTGCATGGATCTACCCCCGGCCCTCCGCGCCAACGTGGATTACGTGTTCATCCTCAGAGAAAATATAATTCAGAACAGAGAAAAATTATATAAATCATTTTTCGGTATCTTTCCATCGTTCGACATGTTTAACAAGGTCATGGACGCCTGTACGGAAAACTATGAGTGCATCGTATTAGACAACACGGCCAAGAGTAACAAGATAGAAGATTGTGTCTTTTGGTACAAGGCGACCCTCAGAAAAAATTTCAAGGTGGGTGCTCCCGAGTACTGGCAGGCTCACAAGAAGATGTTCAACCCCAAAGGTGGATCCGCGAATCCCAAAAATGTCAAGGGGAAGTCAACACAATTACGAATAACAAAACAAAAATAGCCTAAGTAACTTAAAAGATTTTGAAAAGTATACAGCAAAGATGATTCCCATCAAATTGTTGCCAGACAATAAAGAACTTCTCAAATTCATCAAAGAGGAGCCCACCCTCGACCACGATGACTTTTTGGAACGCGAAGTGATTCACGGGTCGGAAGATGCCACCACACTCTTGGCGATAGAGAATGCTACGGAGATCGCCAAGCGCTTTATCCAGAGACATTACAATGATATACTGAAAGCGATCAGTTCGGAAAGTAAGAAGAAGGCCAACGTCGTGTACAGGTGTAAAAACCTCAGTAATTTGTCCAGGACTAACGTAGATACGGAGTATCTTCACCTCGAAAAAGATTTAGAAGAAGAAAACGGGGGTCATGGCATTTATATACGTGTGGATAATCTAAAAAAACGCATCCACGTGTGGGACTCCATGGGGGAGGATGCATACTTGAATGAGTTTGAGGATACACTTCAAAAAGTCTATCCAGGATACAGGGTCATCGATAAGTCGATCGGGTTTCAACCCACAGGAGGGTTTGTCCAGGCGAGTCCAGAACAGATGGCGAGTGCCATGTACATCTCAGGTGAACCAGGGTATTTGAACAGGGCGTGGCGTGTCTCGCAGTACGATGAGTTGTCTCAGCATCACTTTTGTTACGTGGAGGCATTCGTGGCGATGGTGTTTGACAGTCTACCCATGCACAGGGTGGGACCAGAGGATCCTAGGGACCGTCTAAAATTTATTAAGAAGGTGGTTTGGGGTTTCGTTTATAAATTTTACACAGGGTCGAGGGAGTCGGAAGCCTGGAAATATTTCGAAGAAAACTTTCCATATTACATGAGCACATGGAACAGTGATGGAACGAGGATGAATCTGAAGAATGACATCTTCCAGGTGCCCAAGAAGGAAACATTCATCACAAACATAGAACAAATAGAAACTCTAGATACTAGCGGATGGACCGTGAAGGAGATCATTAGATGGGCTGCGAAATCATAGTGTCTAAAAAATGTAATTTTACATAAATGTCAGACGTACGAACACTGAATCTTTCCGACGCCGATGATGGTATGGTCCCGCTAAATGACAAACCATCCACGACTTTTGTGCCCGAAAAAAATGTGAGCGAACATAAAGATACTATGGATTCTACTCCGATCGCCGATGTTATGGGTCAGCCCCAAGAGATGCTCGAACCCCCCATGATGGCCATGGATCCTCGTATGATGCAACAGGCAGCACCACCCCCTATCCAGAACGTCAACAAGGAGGCTCCCGCCGCCACCAAAAAGGCCAACCCCATGAACCTCACGGACGACCAGATGCTGGCGCTCATCGTGGCTGCCTGCACTGCTGCTGCCATCAGCAAACCCGTTCAGGAGAAGCTTGCCAGTACCGTGCCCAAGTTTCTCAACGCTCAGGGTAACCGCAGTCTGGTCGGCCTGGCCTCCACTGGTCTCGTGGCCGCTGTCATTTTTTACTTTGCCAAGCGTTATGTTTAATCTCCGATGAATGTTTTACCAGTAACCATATACGACACGACGGTTCCAACGGCTATACTCGTCGCTACAAAGAAAGATGCAAGAGCAGTGTCTTTTGGTTTTTCACCATATTGTTTAAGACTTTTCTTTAGCGTCTGTGAAAATTTAGATTTAGGCATAGCCTCTAACAATAACGTCATGAAGAGCACAGCGGCTATGACCGTTGCGATAATGGACCCCTGTGAAATGAGACCCAAGATGTTATTTTTAGACATGAACCACAAGTACATGGGGTATACTGCAGCTAATATGACCGTGTTTACCCAGGGGTGTAATTCTGCACGTATAGCGATTAACCCTATATACATGAAAATCCAAGCAGACATTGAAATTGCAATTTTGGGAAGTGTGGGTACGTTAGCATCCATTTTATTATAAGTGTATAAAATTATTTATCCATGATGTGCTTACCACAGAAGGGTGTCCTGGACGTTATGTTCTCGTAGATGCCAATGGATATAGCCTCTCCCTTGATCTTATCGAAGTTGGCCCAAAAGTGTTTACTGTGTGAATACTCTTCGACGGTGCAATGTGCCAACTCATGAAGTAACACGTGGAATATGTCATTGACCGTACCATCTATGCACAGACCAATCTCAGCTCCTTTGTTGGCGTTGTAGCCGATGGCTTTAGACATGCCATAGTGTGCTGTGATGGGAATTTCTTCGTGAATCATTGGAAATATACCCTTCGACTTTAGATGGTCCCTTAGTTTTTTGTATCGCATCTTTACCTCTCTGAGACGTTTATCTTCATTTGTATTAAAAAAAAGTAATATATTCACTAGCACTAACACGATCCAGGCTATCATTTTCTATATACGAATATAAATTTGCTGTACAGTTCAGATATCGGATTTCCCCCGAGTGATTCCCAACACTCGAGGGAAAAACCACTGTTTTCCAAATGCGTCACCAACAGATCCTTATGGGCCAGAGGCTCTGGTTTTGGTCCGTCGTTGTAGTAAGGTGTGTCTACCAGGTGCACATACAACTTCTCTCCGAAATTCCCGTTACTCGTGTCCCGCATTTTGAAAAAGTTTCCCGCGTCATCCACTAACGGTGTCTTAAATATCATCTGTATAGAATCTGGAACGATACCCATGAAAACACCTCCAGGTTTCATGCGTTTCTTAATCTCACGCATCGTCTCATGAAAGAGATCCTTCGATTGAAACACATAATGTAAAGAGAAGTTATAGCACACGATGTCATACTTTCTGTTGGGACAAGCGAATATATCACCGTGATAAAAGTTCACTCTGCATTTTAGTCCCTTTGCTCGACTCTTCGCCTCCTGAAGTGCTTTCTCATCAGGCTCACACATACTCAGGTTAGCCCTGACGTGTTTCCACTTTTGAAGATCACCACCGAAACCACAACCGACATCGAGCACACTATCACCTGGACGAGTCACCTGCTCGATGAGACGACGCTTTTCATAATTGTGGTATCGTCTAATCTCTTCCATTATCTTGATAATGATAAAAACTTTAAACCACTTAGGTTATTTAAAGTTTTGGGTCGTAGGAAAGATATAATGTCTCTAGAACAAGATTACACCACTGTCCCTGGACAACTCTTCGCTTGTCTATCTGTCGTAGGCCCTGAAGCACCCCAGAAGAATGATAAGTTTGGAATTAAAATCAGAGGAGCTTTCGCCACCCGTGATGAAGCAGCCAATCACGCGAAACGATTGCAAAAAGAAGATGCCACGTTCGACATCTATGTCGTCGACATGTATAAATGGTTACTCATCCCACCAGATCCATCGAAGATTGAAGATGCTCATTACACAAATGAGAAACTTGAAGAACTCATGACTGGTTACAGGGAGAATCAGGCCATGGCTGCCAAGATGTTCGAAGAGCGTAAGAAGGACATGGTGACTACAAAGGTTGGTGGAGAAGCCATCTTTCATAAACCTGGTGACGATAACTCCAAGTACTACAATAAACCCGACGAGCCTCCCATCAGTCACCCCGCTGAGATCATCGAACGACTGAAGCGCGAAAAGCCTGATGCACAAATGGAGGATTTGGTGAAGGAGGCCGATGCCATCGTGGCGAAGGAGATTGAAGATAGACGCAAGGCGAGAGAATCTATCCCAGAGGGAGATGAGGAACAGGCTTAAATGAGAAATATAACATTTTATTTTATACGTACCATGTATACAATAAAATGATAATCATACTTGCATTTTTGATAATAATAGCAACATTACTTTTAGGTGTTTATGTACTTATAAATTCAGACACGGCTCCGATAGATGTACCACCGAAGGCATCCGATACATTAATGGACATGCTCAAAGATCCACTCGTGACCAGTCGTGCCTACTTTACAGAACCAGCCACTGGCCCCCTGGGTGACTTCGTTGGGTATTCACCCGTGTCTCAAAATGACTGGTTGCATAGTCTTCCCCATGAAGAATCCCAAGATAAAGGCAGCAAATACGACAAGATACGCAGTCTTATCTAGACTTGCTAGAAAATCCTTTTTCACTTCGGGCTGCTGCAGGGGTGGAGGCATCATGGGAGGAGGGGGTGCGTAATAATACTGCTGAGGTTCAGGCAGTTCCTCTCGCGGAGCCTCATTCTCATCCATCTGTGGATTATACTCTATGGGGCTACTTATATCAGAGTCCATATGTGTAGTAGCAAATTATTTTTTTAAGCCTCTTCTTCCTCTTCCTCATCATCAACCTCCTCTTCATCGTCACTACTAACTACAAAACCTTTCAAGTTTCCATTCTCATCGGCATCCTCTTCATCGTCTGTATCTTCATCCTCGTCGTCAGTCTCGCAGAGGTCCTCATCATCACCCGAATAATCGTCATCATCATCCGTATAATCATCCTCTACATCTTCCTCTGGATCCAGGCGATCGGGCTTCTTGGAAAGACGTCCAAATCTAGTAACTACAGTAGTCATTGCTATTATATAGTAGCACGATATCTTTTAAATATATTTTGGACGGTAAGTGGTGTTAGTGTTCATTGCGTTCTTTAAGAGCATTCGTTCAGTGGCTATGATAATCTTTTCGCCGAGTGCAGCTATATTGGCTTGTACATCGGGGTCTATAGGTGACATATAAAGTGGAATTTCATTGAGATGATGAACAGCTTTATACAAGAAAATATCAGACTTATGATCTATGACCAATTGCATGTTATTGTAAAATTTACCGTATGATTCTTCATGTATCCCAGAATACACATGGGTCTCCCTGATGAGCGCCATGATCTCATTCGCATTCGTGTCTAACCGTGAGATATTGGAAAGGATGTATACAAATACAGCGATGGCAATCACATACAGCATCTTATAATATGCCGATTATTTTATCCGTAGGAATAAACTTACGTGTTGTACACGAACATTTCTGCTGTATGTATTTGTCCTTTTTAGTCATTGAAATAGTAAACGGTACGTCTGTCTTTTCACAGGTTCCACATACCAATGAAGTATGAGCTGTGTACGTCTTATGTTTTTTCGTGAGACTCTTCACATCACATGCGACTATATGTTTATTGATATACGCGTTCACAGTTTCCACTATTTCGTCTGTTTTGGGTTTCGTCGGTGAAGAGATGGGGGTTAGGGTGAACATGGGCTTTTTGGGGTTGCCCATGGGGTATAGCGCCTTATACACGTTGTCGGGGAGTCTCAGGGCTCGTCCAGAAAAATCCTTACAAAACCCATTAATTCTCCCTTTTATCGTTTCACATCTACAGAAACACTTCTGTCTGATAGAGTCTCCATCTATGAGAAACCACACATGATTAGACGCATGTTTTCTCTTGAGATTTTCACAATACTTCGAGTTGGTGGACACGAGATAAATATCACCATGTACATACACCTTTGTGATTTCAGAGTTTTCTTGACCCTCCATATATTTTTGAATAAACTTTTGTAGAGATAAGAGCACCTCTGGGTCGTCGAATGTATCTTTCATCTCCTGCACCGTGAAAGCTCCCTCTTCCCTCACAGAGCCTTCAATGACTGTATAGTTCGTAGACTGTGTACGAAGGGTAGCCATGTGAAGAATATCTACACTGGGTTCACGTTCATGGATGCGTTCTAACTTTCCGTCGTACAAAAGAATTGGAATGTACTGTCCCTGTGTCACCTTACCCTTCTCGCATCCCTCACACCCCATTCCATTGCACGCGTCATGCTTCGCACGCTTGTGTGACCATGGCATGCGGAACCCACTTCCCTTGGCATTCTTTTTTCCACCACCATAGACCGACGTGTCAACCACATCGTTCCAGTCGGTCGAGGGGAAAATAAGATTGAGTGCAGACACTATATGCGAATGCAGAGCCATCGCAGACCCATGATCCACTACGAAACCATGCCAGTTTATGTGGACACCATATTTTATCAGTTCACCACACTTCTTGGGTTGCGCCACGGACACGAGTGCTTTCTGGTTGGTAAACTTTGACACTCTATCACATATAGTGGTACATATTTCTTCTATGGCATCGAATGATACCTGATCGGCACTCTTATAATCAAGATCTACAAAAAAGTGAAATGTATCCGTCTTTTGTTCAACTACATAAATCTTCTCTCCACTCTTCACGGCGTCTATGTACGCCTTATAAAAATCATTCAATCTATCAAACGGCACGGATAAGACACCACCATCCATGAGCACGTGTGAGAGATTGGAGCCTGATTGACAAAACCCCTGTTGCTTACACCAACGTTTGAACATACTTATACCTGTAGAGTATTATTTTTTTAATACTCTTCCTCATGCCATATGGATGTGCGACAAGAAACATCCCTGTACTCCTGTTCCACAGTGGTGAGTTCCTTTTTCATGACCAAGAGCTCGTAGACCGTCTTATCTTTGTTATCCTCTAACCATTTTTCCGCTTGTGCCTCTGTGTAGTCTTTCCGTTCCATCAAAATATCCTTCATCTGTAATAATATCATATTCTTCGACTTCATTATTTAATAACAAACGTTTTTCTATTCAGAGAACTCACGCAAGCGTAAAATTCTGGGTTCCTTACCACGTGTTTAACTATCCTTTCCCATTGATTGCGTGCGTTGAATTCCTGGAGCGTGTCGAAGCTCATGTAGTCGTTCTCATCGTACGTACGTTTCATCTGTATCTTTTTGGTGTGCATCTTATATTTTTCTTCATTAAACTGTTTTACGAGTTCAGATTGTTCACTACGTGTATAATCCACGAAAAATATAAAGACCGTGTACTCCAAATCGATAGAAGGACTCTCCTTCACGGTAAATGTAAAACTCGTATATTCACCCTTCTTGAGAGACACCACACCACGGGTCTCTTCCTCTAATTCCCTGAGGGCACATCGGAGAGGATAAAAAATCTCTCTACGCCTGCATCCCCCAGTAACAAATATCCATTCTTTAAATCGTTTGTCTCTCACAGTGAGAAACCTGGGTGTACCACCCGTAAAAGATACGGGTATCGCGATAGCCTTGTGTTTCTTCATTGCTCATGGCAATTCTACTATTTGCGGATATGTTTATTTATCGGATTCGGGCTCGGCGATGGTAACCTGCTTCTTACGCGTCGTCGTGGACTTGACTGGAGCTGGAGCTGGAGCTGGTTCTGGGGTGGGTTCCGTGACAGGTGCGGCCGAGATGCTCGGAGGTTCCATGTATACAATGGGTTGTTGCTTCTCGGCGATGGCGGTCGACAACTCTTCCTTGGTCTTCTTGAGCTCTCTGAACAGGTAGACGGTGGCCGCTACACACACGATGACGGCGACGATAGTGGCTGTATCACGATCGAATGCAAACATTTTATACTGATAAAGTGATTCTTTTTTTTAAGTACCTACAATCGCACCCATTTTCACATTCTCTTTACTGGGACATTCGTATCCCTTCTGAGCAAATTGAACTTCCTGGTAATGTCCATCCTTACACGGAGCGTTGGGAAGTTCGACGTACTTGTTGAGTGTACCCGACTTGGGGTCGTAAGTGATGATAAATACAAACGCTATTAGGAAGAGTAATAACCACATGTTATTGTTAATGAGGAAAAGAAATTGACTACGACTAATGAGTGAATACGACTACATAGAGTAGTCGGGATTTAGTTCGAGTACATGAGGCCACCCATGCCA